GGGTTTCGACGTTTTCTTTAAAATCAAACAGTCGCATATCCTCAACAATACCTTTAACATAATCTGTTCTTTGTTTTGTAGCAATGCTATCAACCGAATAAGCTTTTAAATCATAAGCTCTTTCTGCAATACCATTAACAACTATATCCACAAATTTTGGAATAATAGGAACCGGTTTCCAATCTAAATTTAAATACGATAAATCACCGTTAATAGACAATTCGTTTTTATATTTTTGTATACTTTGTTCGCCCCTTGCATATAACCTTAATCTATGAAAATTATCTCTATTTGCAAAATAACGCGAGCTACCCGAGTCTTTTTTAAACCATTCAGATTCAATAGCTTTGCCTATTTCTAATCCGTATTGGTTGCTAGCCTTTTTAGTATCAGATACCGCTTGGCTCGGAAATATACCTCTTGTTAGTACTTTATCCATTTATTCTATTATTTTTGAAAAATTGCCTTTATTATTGTATTTAGCAAAACTAAAATTAACTTTATTTTTTAATTGTATATTTGGTTTGGGTGCGTACAAATTTTTGTTACATGCCATAATTGCTAAACCAGAACTTATCGCCGCATCAAATTTTGTTCTTTTATTTATATCAAACTTAGCCCAATCGTTTAAAGTTTCATTAAAATATAAATCACCGTGTTGCCCATCAGGTTTTATACCCACATAAGAATTAATATAACTTTCAATTGCGGCAGCATGCGCTTGCCTTATATCTTCGCTTGAGTTTGGTATGCCGCCTATTTCTTTTTCTGTTGTTGATAGTTTATTCCAAATTTTATCAGGGCGGTTCATTGAATAACCCCTGTAACCTCTTCTTTTTAAATAATATAACAGCCTGGGTTTATTATTCTCTGCAAGTATTGGCATACCATAAAAATGTAATGCCATTAATATATCTTCAAAAAATATTTCAGCTGTTTGTGGTCTAGCTATATATTCTAAAAAAAATCGATTTGCTGGTACATCTTCCATACTAAATTTGGTTAACCCATGCAAAGACCCCTTTGAGCCTTTACCATCTGTAGTTCCCGATATATCATAGCTATCACAACCAAAAGCGCCAATGTGCTCGTTTCCTGGGTGTTTAGTACCATTTTTTATTATTACTCTATTTTGTAAATTCTTACCTGGTACCCAACTTACATTAAATCTTCCATTCAAATTTGGAACAAATTCTACTTCAGTATCTTTAATGCCATTTTTCCATTGGAAGCTCCCTTTAGTAACTAAAGCGCTATATCTAGCTTCTTCATTAAAATCAATCTGTTCGTAAATCTTAGCAAGATTAAATATGCTATTTTTAGTTTCATCTCTGAAAGCATGCTCTTCAGTCCTTGGAAATTGTCTATAAAATTCATTTAAACCGTCTTGATCTCCTTTTAAACCTTCAACTTCGTTTTCCCAGTGATCGATAACCCCGACATCAATGTATTCCCCATAGTTGTCTTCAATTGGCTCTTTGGGAGTGTTGAATACAGGTATTCCATAAGCATCAATGAATCCTTCGAAGTTCCATTCCATAGGTATGAACAAACTATATAATCCTGAGCGAGTCTGTCCATTGCGGTTTCTTTTTGTAACATCTGAGTCATTGTATAATTTTTTAAAGTTTTCACCACCTTTGTCTAATGAGTTGCTTGTTGAACCCATCATACATTTACCAATAACTCTACTCCCTAATCTTAACGTGGTTTTCGTGACACGCCAGTTGTTGAGGATGTTCTCGGGCCTCTCCCATTTTCCCGCTTCATCGTGGACCAAGAGCGAAAGTTTTTCACCGTCATAGGAGTTGTCCCCCGTGTTCTTCCAGTCGATGGTAGTGTCCAATCCCGCGAGTTCCTCGTTCCTTTGATTCGTGAGTATACTTTTCTTTGTAAACTTACTTGCGGGTACACGATAAGCCAATTCTGTCTTAGGCCTATCCATTCCATCCTGTATGGGTTTAAAAAAGAATGGGTAATTAACGGATATTGGAACGACCTTATCTGTAAACATTTTCTTGGCGTCAGAACCAGATTTGGATAATATCCCAAACCTAGAGTCTGAAGAGATGGTAGCTTGGTTGACAGTCTCTGCTGATGCCATGAATGAAAACCCACTCCGTCTATTCTTGAGGTAGCACATTCCATAACATCGAACGTCTGCTTTGCAAGCTTCCCAGAATAAAAAGAATAATCTGTTTGCTTCCCTGAAGTCTGGAGCACCCACGTCGATTTTAGTCCACTGCAAGTACATATAATGAGACCCAGTAATATAAGTAGGAGCATCTTTGTTATAGAACCAATAGCCTTCATCGCGTTTGGTAAATTCTGTATCAATGTATGCATTCCACTTGTTTTTAAATTCATTCGGTAAATCTTTCCAATCGAATATCGTTTTTAACTTTGAAAGTTCTTTTGGATATTCTATTTTACTCCATTTATTATTTCCTTTATCTAAGTTCTTCGGCGCTGGAGGTAATGCTATTTTTAAATTTTGTATGCTATACACATCCCCAATCTGCCCAGTCTTGCTGATAACAACCACGTCATGCTCCTTATTGTATCCGTATTTCCACTTTTTTGCTTTATTAAGCCTTTTAATCGTATTGATTTTTATAGGCTCTATAACGCGATATAATGATTGCTCGTACATTACTTAGATCTTCTTTCCGCAAAGCCTTTAAACGACTCAGCTCTTTCTTCTATATTCTTGCCTTCTAATAATGCTTTTTCAATCTCGATTCTATTTAAGATCTCAAATGCATCGAATATTGCGAGCTTTTTAGTGGCTGCAGCGTTCTTGAGTCGATCGGCTGAAACATCATCATCAGTTTCAACAATTGGTTCTTTCGCAACTTTAATGAGCTCTTTGACTGCTTCATAACCAGCTTGGATTATATTCTGTTTCTGTTCCTTGACGTTCATACTTGACGGTTATAAATTTAGTTAATACTCTATACAATCTTTCACCATCAATAATAAATTCATATTTACTATTTGGTGTAAACCCAACTAAATCTTCAGCTTCTATACCTTCAAGATTTTTATCTTTATATTTCATGATCCCCCTATGTGGAGTTTCTTTTTCAATAATATTATTTGATTCAATTGGTTTAACAAAACAATAACCATCTAAAGCATACCAGTTATTATTTCGTTTATATGAAAATATTTGGTCTAATCCTACAAAGTATTTATCTTCTTCAAAATAATTACTAGAATTATTTTCAATACCGTGTGCATTATACCATCTTCTAAAAAGGTTGTGGTGCACAATAACCTCATCGCCAACTTGGATTTCTCCATTGTATGATTTAGGTATTGCTATCACTATTCCGTTACGACTAACATATTGGTGATCAGAAATTTCTGTATTTAACAGAAGCTCCTGACCATCAATATATTTTTTATTATCGTATCTTTCGTTTTTAGGTTTAACTATAAAGTTAAATAAACTTTGCATTAGTATTCTAAGTTGTATTCAACGGCTATAGCCATATTCTTATTAAAATCTTTCCACGGTAATACTTCATTTCCTTTTTTAATATAAATAGAAAACTTGTCGTCATTTTCTACGATGTCACATATAATATGCCCACCATATACTTCTTGACCTACAGAATAATGCATAGCGTCATTCTTATAGTCTCTACCTATACTAATTTTTCTTACCAGTGACATGACCTATTTTTCTTCTGCTACAACTTCAGCTTCTTCTTCAATTGGCTTATACGTTCCATCTTGAATGTTAATTTGTACTTTACCGTACTTTTCTTCAAGTTTAGCTTGGAATTTGTTTAAGTCAGATTGAACTTCGCTCGCTGCGTGTTGTAGTTGGTGTTTTTGGAGTTCTAGGTTTCCAATTTGCGATGCCGCATTGTTTAGTTTTCCTACGTATCCTTGTAGTTCTTCTAATTGTTCTTGGGTAATTTTGTTTTCACTCATGGTTTTAAAATTAAATTATTAAATTATATTGTTATACTTATTTATTATTATTACTTATTTTACTGATTTTCTAAAGTTTGCAAGTATTTGCTATTTTGTTTATTTATTTATTTATTTTATGAATAAAAATATACACGATTTTGAGTTGTCTGATTTACGTTATATGTTTGCGTTAACGCCCCCGGGTTTATAATTTTTATTACAAATTGATGATATGCAGGAACTGTTACTTGTAAATCTCTGTAATATATATTGCCTGATACCTGCGTAGCTGAAGTCCAAGTAGGGGTTGCTATTGTCCCACTGTTTGGATTGAAATTAGTTACAACATCTGCTGTACCCCCACCATAACCATATCTACAAGAAAAATCAGCTTTTCCAAATGCAGAAACATATGGGTATACAGACCAAATTATTAAATTTATTAATCCTGCACCCCAATTAGCATGATCAATCCACACCCTCGCTATTGTATATGCTACAGTTGATGAACCAGGTGATTTATAAATTATTCTTTCTGTATAATGTACAGCTTGAGGTCTTCTTATATCACCATATAATTCTACTTGGCCGTCTTCTGTATTATTGGTTCCAGCTATCATTCCGCCTGCTACATTTAATTTAGCACTAGGAGATGTAGTTCCAATTCCGACGTTGCCTCCAGATAGGATAGTCATTTTTGTATCATTATCAACTCTAAATAACATACTATCATTACTATGGTTATATTGTAAACCACCTCTTGTATTATCTGCAGCTGCTGTACTATCGGCAAAAATTAAAGAACCTGTTAAGTTACCATCCGTTGCTATTGTAATTCCACTAACAGCGCCTAAACCTCCTACTACTAAATTATTTGCATTTGCCCAATAACTTGACGGGTTTGTTACCCCGATCCCGACATTCCCAGAACTGTCTATACGCATTCTTTCTTCAATTCCTGAACCTCCATTTGTATAAAAATGCATATTAGAAGTTGATGTGCTTGATGCTCTTGTTACGTCAATTTGTGCATTTCTGGTACTACC